GATATTTTGGTGGTAAAATTGATTTATTTTTTCAACGTTTTATGGAAATTTGGTCAGCTATTCCGACCTTGTATGTATTAATTATTCTAGCCAGTATAGTGCAACCAAATTTTTGGTGGTTACTTGCAATATTACTTTTATTCAGTTGGATGGGCTATGTTGGAGTAGTTAGAGCTGAATTCTTACGTGCTCGAAATTTTGATTATGTACGAGCTGCAAAGGCTTTAGGTGTGTCAAATATTACAATAATGTTTCGGCACTTGTTACCTAATGCAACTGTAGCAACAGTCACTTTTTTACCTTTTAATTTAAGTGCTGCTGTAACTGTTTTACAAGCACCTTTTAAAATTGCACCGCTACCTGGTGCGGCAGTCCATTCTGGAGCTGTTGCACCTACGTTCATACGAAGATGTTGTAATGTAGTTCCTTTAGCTAACTTAGCTAAAGTTGTTGAACCTGTTGCGTAAAGAATATCTCCTGCTGTAAAGCTAGATAAGTTTGTACCGCCTTTAGCGACTGTGATTGTTGGTAAAACGGTAAGATCGACTGAACCCCAATCTGGAGCTGTTGCTCCTGAGTTCATAGCCAAAACTTGTTCGGCTGTTCCTTTTGCTAATTTTGCTAATGTTGTTGTGCCTGTGGCATAGAGAACATCTCCTGCAGTAAAGGAAGCTAAACCTGTTCCTCCACTTGCTACCCCTATTCCATCGGTAACTGTAAAAGTTGCTCCAGTAGGAATAGTAATAGTATCGGAAGCATCACCAATTTGTAATGCCGTTCCTGTGGATGGACTTAATTTATCTGATTTTATTTCACTTGCCATGATTGATCCTTTTTATATTAATTTAAAATTTAAGTAAATAATTATTTTATTCATTATATGATGGTTAAAACCCCAGAACCTTTAACATCCCATACGGCTGAACCTGTTACGTCTATTGCTCCTATAAGCATATAATTTTTGGTTGCAACCATTGTAGTATCGGCTGAAGAACTAATATCATTATAATTAGTAAAGGTTGATCCTAAAGTTGATATTGCTCCACCTTCTCCTAAAGTGGTATCGGCATCTGGCAGTGTATAAGTTCTTGTCGTTGAAGCCGAAATTGAAGCACAAGAAAACTGAGCTTTTTTACTTGTATCAGAATTATTCTGTAAGGTAAAGTTATCATCATCAATAGTTGTTAGCGTACCAGCCGTTATACCGTCTATTTGAGTTTGAAGGGCAGACGTTACTCCGCTTACATATCCTAGTTCAGTATCGGTTGTTGCTGATACAGCAATTTTTTGCGAACTATTTGAAATAACGGCTTTACTTGCCGTTAAAGATTCTGTGTCTATAGTTGTTGCCGAACCTGTAATCGTTGCTTGTTTAGCATCTAATTGAGTTTGAATATCTGAAGAAACACCATCTAAATATCCTACTTCCGTTGAGGTAACTGCACTTACTGAAACATCTCCGCTGCCATCAGAAACTAAAGCTCTTGATACAGTAAGATCCTCCATTTTGGAAAATTCTATGGCTGCATCACTTTTAATATCCGCATTAACGATAGTGTCATCAATAATAACTGGAGGTGCAGAAGTATTCGTTGCACTTAATATTCCGATATAAACCGAAGTAATTGCTCCTGATGCTAAACTGCCTGAATCCCAAGTTACATTAACGGTAGTGTTGGTAGAAAAAGAAGTGCTGGAAATTGTGCCGTACAAAGTTGCAGCCGAATCAACCACTTGAACTCTACGGTTCGCATGATAAATAGCAGTTACATCAGCACCATCAATAGTGAAAGCCGTTCCTGAAACATACGTTGCGGTATAAGAACCTGAGCCATCTCCGTATTCAATCCATTGAGCATCGTTAAACCAATCTCTAGTATTTTTCATTAATGCTCTAATGGCATTATTCAAATTGCTAGGTAACATTCCCTCCGCAACATTAATCGTATTTAATGATGTATTGTCGGCTTGGGTTGTTGAATAATCTTTTATGTTTGTTGCCATTTAATTTTCTAATCTACAAACCATGCAAACGCTTTAGCGTTCTCATCGTTATTTTTATTTATTAAAACATTCACCGCTTCTTCAATTTGTCTTTGAAAGAACTCTTGGTGTTCCATGCTATAACGCACATTTTCTATATTAATATCTTTAGCCATTATCTTTGTCCTGCCCTACTTGCAATAAAATCAACTCCCTGTGCATGAGTCCAAGTTGAGCCTGCTGCAATTTTTACATTCGCCCTAACGTATCTTCCTGATTGTCTAACTGGAACTGTACCACTTGTTACCATTGAACTATAAGAAGATGTTGAGGCACTATTGGCTAATCGTTCCCTTGTTGTAATGGCAACCGTTGCTGTTGCATCTACAATGGGTCTGACTTCTGTAATATCACTTCTTAAACCTGGAAACAACTCCATTTCCCTTGTTTCTATTTCTACTTCATTACCATTGCCAGAAAAAATAGCAGCTTTATTGTCTCCATTGATAGCACCTAAATACCTTTGGCCTCCCAACCAAAAATCAGTATCTAAAGCAATATTAATATTATCTATACTTGAATCAATTAAATCCATTGTTTCAACGGTATAAGCTCCAACGAATTGAGAAAAAATCGTACTAGCTGACGCATTAGCAAAAGACCATTTTTCGGTAACATAATTATAAATTAAAAGTTTGTCGCAAATACCAGTCGTATTCGCCTGATTATCTGCACTAGGATAAAGCCAAATAGCCAACGTATTAAAAGGATCAACCGCAGCTACAATCCTGTCGGAATAGGCTTTGTCTAAATCTATATTAAAAAAACGATTTACTTTTTCCGCACCAATCGGTTTAATATTATCTCCTTGTACTTCAAAGAAACCGTCATCGGCATAAAAGAAAACCCTTCGATTGTCTTGGCAAACTGTTTTTCCATAAACTGCACCCCTGTTAGGAGATACCACAGAAAATCTAAAGATAGTTGATCCGCCCACATAATCTAAACGCACTATTTCATTTTGTCTAAAAATATAACCATATTCACCAGAGGTGATGGCTACAATCTGTCCGCCTGAACCTGGAAGGTCTTGGCTATCAGCTTGTTTTGATCCTGCTGTCCAAGTGGTAATATCATTAATGCCTGACCATTGAACCCTGTTCGTTGCACCTACTATATTTCCTGTTACTAAAAAATCTCTTATCACTCCTGATACTTTAAATATCGGTGGAGTTCCATCGGTGGCAATCGTTGAAAGATTGGCAAAGTTAGTTGAAGTTCCCATTAAATAATATTGAGGAGCATCCACTCCATTACTTATAATGAGATAATCTCCAAATTGCGTAAAGGTAATAAAATCGGTAGCCGCTCCAGATAAAGGAGTACCACCAGAAAAATTTGTAGTTGTTAATCTTGTTGTATCAGATGAAACATTAGTTAAATTTTCATTTCCAACTGTTGCTCTTGTTACAGTTACTTCTGCTGATGATACTGTTGCTGAAAAATCAGCATGACCATTAATAGTATTTTTTAAATTTGTAGCAGTAGTATCATTATTTGTTTCTACTTTAAATAAAAGTCCAGATGCTGTTCCTGTTGTTGAAGTAAATACAATTGTTGATCCATCATTTTTAGATAAAGTAACAGTTTTACCAGCACCAATACTTGCATAATCTGAAACTGTTATTGTGCAAGTTGCATAAGAATCATTTAAAAATTTTCCTCCAGCACCTCTATCTGTAAATGCTCCTGATGATAATTGATAAATAGTATCTTTGGTCGCTGCAAAGTTATAACTGGTATTGCCTGTTGATCGAAATGAACCAGCTCCTTTTGATAAATCCGCAATCGTATTGGTACTATAAGCTGTTAAAGATGGAAAAGGTTTGTAGCTTCTAGCAGCAAAATAAACATTCTTTGCTACATTCGCACCAGGATTCATAAACTTGGGTTGATCTGGTAGCCATTCTCCAAAAGGTAATTGCATTATTTCCCCTAACTATTATTTGATATAACGGTTGTTCTATCTACAAAAGGTGAACCCACTGTAACATCTGATCTAGCCTGTAAAGGTGTTCCACTCCATGTATCTTCTTTGTCGTTTCTTTCTAGTCGTTCCATGCTAGTTGCATAAAGCTGAGACCAGTTTTGTAATTTAGAGGGTTCAATGCCGCCTAAAAAATTAGCTGCATGATAAAGCGATCCATATAAATAAATACCTGGATGGCTAGTTAAAATATAATTAGTCGTTGTTGAATCTGATAAAGCATCTATCGCTTTATAATAATTAATGGTTGCGGTGTAGGTTCCGTCTGGTGTGGGTGCAAATCTAAAATTATCTCCCAGTATCGTATAAGTATTGGGTCTTCCAGAGGTACTTCCCCCTTTGATTTGATCCATTTGTGTAGGAGCCATATAGGTTAAGGAATATTTAGCTCCTCCAGAAACAATAAAAAAATCCCTAACCTGTAAAAATCCTGTGGGCAGAGTTTCTAATTCTGAATCTATTGTAAAAGAAGTATCGGAAGTAAGCATCTTTCTAATTCTAAATTTAGAATTATATTCCGCTTCAACCAGTTTAATAAAATCGTCAGCAATCTCTGAAGTTAAATCAGAACGATTTAACCAGTTCGCTATGGATGTTTTTAATTCTGCGTAAGTTGATAGTGCCATTTATTTATAATTCCTCTTTCTTTTTTCGTTTAATATCTTTGTGCAGTTTTTTAATATCTAACGCAATTTTTTTAAATACATTAGGATGCTTACGTTCTCCATACATAAAGCGTTCTTTCTGCATTGTTCTAAAAGCATCTATATCTTTATTATATCCTTTTGGATAAAAAATATTTTGTTTTGGAGAAGATTGCTTCCAATAATCTGAAGTCTTCGCATAAGATTCATAGTCTTTTTGATGTCGTTCTTTTCTAGCTTCTGTATTTTTAACATAAGTTTTTAAATTATTTACTGTTTCTTCTTCTTTTTTAGTTAAAACTCTTTTTGCTTTTAATGCCATTAAATGCTCCTTCTTAATCTTCTTAGTGTTAAGGCTAGTCTAGCCCTTCTTCCTAACTTACCGCCTTTCTTGGCAGCCGCCTGTAGTTTCTTTAGGGGAATCTTTTGTCCTTTTTTAATCTTTAAAGATTTCCTTAAAGCTCCAGGCTTTTTAATTGCTTTTTGAATCCAATTCTTTGTAGCCATTATATATTTCCTGGTGCAGTTTTAAAGTATTGATATTCGTTGCTATTCAATTTCTTTTTTAGAATTTTGTTTTGAGTTTCTTTCGGTATGCGAAACCAGTTGTTATCACCAGTTTCTTCCTTCGCCCAGATTTGTAATGCTAAAGTAGGAATAGAAGCTACCCTTTTCCATGCCCTGCTTTTAGAATAGCCATCGTTATGATTATAAAGTTCCTTATTGTGTTTAAGGTGGGGATTGATGTTCTGTTCGTCTATAATACCAATTTCACCACCATTCTCCAATTCTTCTTTAACAAAAGTGGTTTTATTTAAACCATCGACCTGTGTTTCTTTTTTCATTTAACCTTGACCTCTAGTTTTTTTTCTTTTTGGTATTCTCTTGGAATACGATTTTGCATGACGACCTGGTCTTTTTCTCCTAGTTTGCTTAACATGAACATACCCATACGATCTGGGTTTAGCCATTAAGACATTTCAGTAGCATAACAATCGCCAGTACCTAACGCAGCAAATTTAACTCCCTGCTCAGGAACTTTAATTATTTCTACTGTAGCAGCAGGAATATATAAGTCTGTGGCAGCAGCCGTAGGCGTTGCAGCAAAAGCTATATTCATAGCAGCCGTTGCAACAATTCTTACAAATACTGTATCTGCATTAAAAGCGGTTGATGATGCAGCACTTGATCCTGATGGCGATACTTTGTGCGTTGTGCCTGGAGCTAATCCATAATTATAAGCCATTTATTTTTTTCTCCTATTTAATTTTAGAGGGTGGAAAAACCGCTAGGTCAGAGCCACCCCCAATTTTGTTTATACTATTTTCAAATAACAAATACTATCTTCTAATAACAAAAGTTACATAAAGCACTCTTGCATTAGTTGATGCACCATCAGTAATTATTTCGATAGTTCCATCTTGTTCAACATTATTAGCTGCTGTTGGCTCAGATGTATCTACATCTCCAACCGCAGAACCAGAATAAGCAACCGTAATTGCTGAATCGGTCATAGCTGTTCCACCAATTTCAAAAGTAATTGCTGCGTTTGCAGTAGCAATCACACCTTGAAGTGCAGTAATAATTTTGATGACTCTTCCACTATCAGGTATTCCAACGTATGTTGAAGATGCCGTACTAATGTCTGCGATCTTTGCAGTTAAAAAATAATCGTTTAGTGTTCTCATTTTTTTATCCTCATCGTTCCGCCCTTAATCTAATCTCAGAGCTTCAATGTTAATATAAATGCAAGGGGAGCAGATTTTTTAGATTACCCCCCTTACACTGTTAGATATTACGAAGTAGTTACGTCTGTAACCATACCACTTGATGCTTCATTTTTTGCTTCAAGAGTATATTCAACCACCAAGAATCTTTGATCTGCATCAGCTGTCTGTGCAGGATGTTGAAGTTTGAAATCTCTTAAAAAAGCAACTGCCCAAAAGTCCATTTCAAGCAAGTAAACATCTTGTCCTCTTTTATTGGCTGTACTGTCGGTTTTTCTTATCCAACGATTCGGTGTGACTTGCATCGTACCAAAATCAGATTCGTAAACATCAATAGAAGTCATTAATCTTCTATCTTCTGCTTTATCAAATCTAGTTGCACCACCTGTGAAGAAAGATAGTTTCTGTTTATTGAAGCCATTAAGCATGATGACATTCGGATTGCCTCCAGCTACCCAAGTGGTTTTCAAAGCTGCTCTCAGTAAAGTTTCTGTGAACGCTCTTTGAGTTCCGTCAGTTCTAGCAGCACCGCTACCAGCTCCTGACCCACCTGTTCCAGCAGATACATTTGATGAAATCCAAGTTGGAAGTCCACCTAATGTTCTAGCTGTTGTGTTGTCGCCTACTGCTTTCGCTGTGTTAGATAAAAGAGCATTTTCCATATCTCTTTTTAATTCCTTCGCAGCTTTCGCAACTTGATACGCTATCTCAGAACTTCTCCCTGCCGCAAGAACGGCATCGTCTGTACCAGTAACCTGGACAGCATTCGTTGAAATTTGAGTGTAATCAAATGCTAGAGTTGTAGAAGAAAGCGAACCATAAGAAATGGCAGCTCCTTCTACCGCAGCATTAGCAGCAACAGCAGATAGAGTGTCTGTTTGCCATTGATACTTAGTTTGTGTGGCTTTCGTTTTGCCGATACCTGACATAAAGGGAGTGTCTGTAGGTGATATATTATAAATTATATCAGATAGATCCTCTCTTATACCAACAGTATCGTAGGTTGTTAAACCAGCCATAGTTGTTCTCCTTAGTTTTAGTTGTTACACATATTTTGCCAAAAGATCCGTAGCATCTCTAGGATTACCACTTCTCTTCAGACGGTTTATTTGATCCAACCTTGCTTTACTGGTGTGTTCATCTTTAGTTACTTTAATACCGGACCTTATGACTTTAGCTGGTTTGACTTTCTTACTAACCAAAGTTGGTTTCAACTTTTGGGCGTTCTGATGCGTCATTGCATCCATAATCACATCAAACATTCTTGAATCATAAACTTGGTTAATTTCTTGTTCGTTGATATGTCTTCCTTGTATATATTTTCTCATGTTTGTTTTAAGAGATGATCCTTTAATC